CTTGCAGTAATCAGCGTCATACACATTCATCATCTGGAGCTTGTCCATGGACGGAAACCCCTCAAGCATCTCAGCAGGACTAATGCCAATCTTCTTCACGAGCACAGACAAACTTCGTTCATCTAGCTCACCCAACCGCTTGGCAAAATGATCACTAATCGACTCTCTGCTCATACCCTCAAAAGAAACGATGAAGTTGAACACAAATTTAAGAAAGTCATAGGCCACCAGATTTGACCCCATAGTGTCATACGCATTACCAACACATGACAGGAGCATGTCAACCGAGGTCTTCTTGTCACCTGTTCCGAACGGAAGCTTCACAATGTAGCGACTCAAGGGACGATAGGCCACTACTTCAGGGATGCCTTTGACCGTAAAGTGTCGCGGTCGGAGAATAAAGTATCGCTGCAAAAACACGGAGCCAGTGTAGTACAGCCCACCTTCAGAATCTGGAATAGAGAGGAATCTAGTGCGCTTGACATCACGGAACTTCAGCCCAAAATACTTCTCACCGAACTGCTCAAACTTATCCTCCCCGAGTATATCATCCAACTCTAACGCATTGGTGATATTGTGATCATCACCATAATCAACGAATTCCTGTCGCTTATCGTCAAAGGCCTTGAATATCTGCTCTTCGCGATCAGGGTTCTTCCAAATCGTCCACACAACGAAATAGAAGTAGATTACCGCTAATATCCAGGAGTCTCCGTGACTTGTTATCAATGCACCGCTCGGCATCACACCCATAATCATTCTCCACACGTTCGCGAACAAATGAGTCGGTTTCGTTCCAATATGTCTAGCGAGATATGACAAGAGACCTTTTAGAACTTCATAATGCTCTGTACGGCGATAGTAAATTAAAGTCTGCATAATATGAAGTTCAAGAAAATCACGAAAAATGGATGTATCGAGCTGAACAATGTCTCCTTCCCAATGAGAAGCGTGTGGATCATCGTAACGCATCTGCTTCGCGTAAACCCAGGCCCCACCATGCCACCATCTGATTCCAATTTTAATCATTCGACCACGCTCTATCCCTTGACGAAACTTCTGCGTAAGATATTCTTTGCCATACGTGGTAGCAAATGGCATAAAGAAATAACGGAACTTATCATAAGCAGCTCGCTGAGCGGAAGGATTTCCCGATTTAGCATAACAATTCATAATCTCCTGCTTGACCACCACTATCCAGGCAGGATCTACATTCGGGGGTTCCTTTCCAGCACGCAGCAGCTCCAACGAACGACGAATCTGCATGCGACAATAATCAGCCTGCTCCGTTTTTTTTCCCATCGTGCTTATTATGGTCGCATAGGGAACACTCTCACTTGGACTAATTATAACGCGATCCCCGGCACGACCACCGGAGGACGCGTTAGGAAACTGTAGCTTATCAACGTCTTCATCCTTAATCTCGGGATCCTGGGTCCGAAAATGCTCTCGAACTCCCATGTAGCGATACATCATGTCAAGCGCTTTAGGCAAAAGAAATGCGATTTGCTTATAGGTATCTGGCATCCGCTCAACAGGCTTTCCGAAGCGATCAAGACCTTTAGCGATTTTATCAGGAAAGAGATTCTCCATAGTCGAGAACGTATACGGGCCAACTGCATTCCCACCAAATGCCTGATTGAAAATTGACACTCGCCTCAAGCACAGAACTTTTAAGGAAGGAGGACCGGAGGTCTCGGTCCATGAAATTCCCTTCAACATAGAATTTTGAGCCTGATGCCACACCTCTTGTATAAACTGAGGAGCACGCATACCCACCAACCGGCCCATCTTCAACACATCCCAGGCACGGTAGGCATACATAATCGCAGGCTCTATTCTGAATACGGGAAGCTCCTTAGGAACATACCTATAACGAAACATAGGACCAATTCTACTCTGATTCGAGGATCTCTTCAGGTCAACCTGCAACTCCGTAATAGCGACCCGAACATCACGCGATATCTCAATGAGCGTCGTATCAGACAGGTGAAAGCGAGAAATAATGTTTGCCATTGCAATTATCATCATATTCATATCACCATGGGTCAACATCCGAGTAACACGGGGGACGTCGACCTTAAAACCATGAAACTCATCCTTAAGGAGAATGACACGCAGGTCACATGAACATTCTTTCTGATGCGAAGCGCACTCAACGTCGGCCCGATGCCAAAAAATCTTAATTCGATCCATAAAAGCCTTCGAATAAGTAAGATATTTCAACACACGATAACGAGTATCCAATTTGCGCACAAGATGCTGCACGTCACGAACCTCGCTTGCCCACGTCACTTGTCCAGAAGCCACTGCTGCGAGCTTCTG